ACCGGCGAGAAGATTGAGAAGATGATGGAAGAGTTGGGTGTAGAGTCTAAATCTGATATCCTAATGCCTGAGGCTGAAGTAACTGACCTAGATGAACTTAAAGATAATCTAGATCCAGAGGAGTATAAGAAGGTAGTAGAAGGTATGAAGGGTAAGTATAAGAAGATTGATAAGCAGCTTCAGTGTGGTTGGATGACTCTTGAGGAGCTTTATCATATTCCAAGTTACTCTAATAAAGTTACTACAAGCTTATATGGACCTGGACGTGGTGGAGTTAACTTTAGAAAGGATCAACCTATTCTAGGACGTGGACTTTATCGAGAGACTGGTCAGAAGATTGGAGAGATGGAGCTTTGGGCACTACTTTCAAGAAATGCTAAAGACTATATCCAATCTGCACGTGGTGAAACTGCTAAGAAGGATAATCAGATCTTCCTTAATAACTTGCTTGGTCTTGGATTAACTATTAAAGACGATAAGGGTTATAATCAGGGAGGATCTAATCTGAAAACTCAATTGGCAGGAATGAAGACAAAATTTAGACTTAAAATACCTAAGAAGTAATGGAAGATAATATAATTAGCAGCTGCCTTCTGTGGGGTGTTGGGTTATATACTCCTATTGAACTAGGTAGCTTATTTAATACTGAGGATTTGCAAGATACTGGTATAGAGTTCGATTCACATATTACTATCGTATATTCTCCTTCTAAGATTATTCCGAGAAACTCTATAATCTCTGATATTAAGATGATCTTGGGAGAAGAGAAGTATGTAAAACTTATGAACTTTTGCAAGGAAGAGAAAAGAAGAAATATATTTAATCTATTCGAGTTGAGCAGTTTTAGTAATGATTCGGACTATGTTATTTTGAAATTGAGAAAAAATAATGAGTTCTATGGAATACTAAATCTACTGAATAAAGGAATCAGAACTAAGTATAGGATATCTTCTGACTCTGATGAATATACCCCTCACATTACTCTAGCTGAATTGCGTAAAGGTGAGGCTCAAAAGTATCTAGATAATCCACAACTACATCAAGTATTAAATGACAGTAGACTGGATTTTGAAGACTTGATTCTTTCGCTAGATCGAGGAGATAAGGAGTATAAACAGATTTTCTTGACACAATTTAAAAACGTAGATAGATTCTTTAGACTCGAAAACTTGAAAAAGAATAGTGAAGAGTTTTGATAAAAGATGGAGAGAGGACTAACAATCTTCTCTCTATTTTTTTTTAATTTTGATTGTTCTACTAGGCTTATTCTCTTTTATATGTAGATTAATAAATAAAAAAAACATATCATGGAAGATTTTATTCTTAAAAAATGGGGACAGTTGATAGAGGCTTGTAAGAATTATTATATAGACTCAATCCCTACCGGCATGTTAGATTCTCAATATGATGAACTGGAGAGAAGAGCTGCTATTGAGGATAAATTTTATGTTAGAGATTATGTATTTAGAACTTATCTCGTAGGAACTAAAACTAAGAATTCCTATATAGAGAAAATCAAAAAAGAGAAGGTTTCAGACACTACAATGTTAGAAGCCATATCAAATCTGGAGACTAAGTTAGGTAAAAAATTATACTGTGACCTTAAATATGACGGCTCTAGTCTCGCAATTTATCTAGATCCACTTACAGGAACACCGAAAAGAGTAGTAACTGTAGGAAATCTTAATATTGATGACTACGGAGTTGATCAGACTTGGAAGCTAATCGATTTTCTTCCTCCTAAGTTTCCTAAAGGTATTGTAGCTATTCAGGCAGAGGCGTTGGTTGATATAGATAGATTTAACGATGGCGACCCTGAAAGAGCTAGACAAAAGGCAAATGGATTAATCAACTCTAAATACTGTGACTCTGAGGTTCGACGATTACTTACACTTAGAGCTTACAGATATTACACGGACGAGAGTATTGAGGGACTAACTTTGAGAAATTCAGATTATAAGGAAGTATTGAGTAAGTTTCCTACAATTAAGTCTCCGTCTGATGGTCATGTTCTATTTGCTCCCGCTGATGTATGGACCGTAGAAGAGCTTAAGAGTATTCCTGGTTTTTGCGAATTAGATAGAACCTCAACATCTACCGGAACTTTCTTAAATGATGGTTGGGTAATGTATGATGAGAACGGAAAATGTCAAGGAGCTCTTAAATATGCTGGTGCTGGGTCTGGAGATGCTATTATTAAGACAAAGGTAAACAGCATACAGTGGAATAATCAAGTACCGAAAGGAAAAGATAGTTGGTCCGCTAATGTTATAATAGATCCTGTAGTGATTAAGGGAATAACTATACGTAAACCTAGTGCTGGATCTGTTAGAAAGATGGTTAAAAATAAAATTACACCGGGAGCAGTGGTAAGTATTATTCTAGCTAATAGTACAATTCCAATGGTCGGTGAGGTTTTTAGTCAAGGAGATGGAAATTTTATGTGGCATGTTTGTAGTTGTGGTTATCAGATGGGAGAGAATGACGTTTATGGCTCTAACTTGAAATGTGGTAATCCGTTATGTAAAGAGAGGCTAGATAGAATGAGAAATGTATTATCTTCAGGCGTACTAGATCTAGATAAGTTGTTAGTAATTGATAGATTTAAGTGGAAAGAAACAAACATAGATCTAGAGGTACTTATAAATTATGTTAAGGCTGACGATTCTGTAGGTTATCATAATTATCTCTTAGGATTCGCAAAAACAGCACTACAAAAGAGAAATCTAGAATTAGTATGGTTAGCTTCTTGGACAGTTTTAAAAGAGAAGATCAATGGTTAAGACTAAGTTTTCAGACGATTATACTGCAACTACGGTAACTGTCTATAATGTGTTAACGGCTAAATATGGATGGACTGCTAGAATTACTGATATTTGGCCACTTCTTAGAGATGCTTTTGGACTAGAGGAGTTTGAGATCCTAGATACTAACGTAATCGCTAATAGTCCGTTTCAATCTTACTTAATAGATAAACAGATAGCATGGCAAGAAGGTAAAGAAGTAGATTTTAAAGAGATAAGTGATGCTGTAATATCTACTGGTGAATTTTCTATGAGAGAGAAAAGGACATTCATAGATGGTAATATTGAAGAGAGATTGTGGGCTATTATGCTTGCAATTACGGATCCAGGAAAGAAATTAATTATAAAAGATTTAAATTAAATAAAATGATTGAAGTAAGTTTGTATTCTATTCCAGCAGGAGAGATGACTTCTCGTGTTGGTAAGTGTGTTGCTCGTAACCGTTTTGATAGAGATGCAATGGGTACGTCAGCAGAAGAGTTCCTAAAAGGTTTCCTAAAGAATAACCTAGAAAAGATTGAAGGTGGTTTGAATAATAGTGAATTGTCTGAGATTATCTTTTCTAATAATGTATTGACAAGACGAGACCTTTCATGTGTTAATTATTTCCTAGTTAAATCAGGTTACATGTTCCAAATTGTTAATGTAGCTGATGATGAGGAGAATCCAACAGGTGTACCTAGCGGAGAGGTTATCGAGTGGAATGTTATTGATAAAAATTTCATTCAGAACGATTACCCTACAGCTACTAAGTTTATTCCAGGAACAGGTTCAGATATAGCTAAGACACTTCGTAACATCGTAGAGCAGTCAGGTTTGTTCGATTCAGAGAAGTTTAGTGGTCTTAAGAATCCTTTCACATCACTACTTAACGACCTAGATGAAATTAAGAGACAGACTGGTGAAATTAATGCATCTATTGTTACAAAGATCTATGCTATCCTTGATGAGTGTGGTCTTGAAATTTTCTGTGCAGCTAGTGAAGATTAATATTTAGTGGCAGGCTGTTAACTTAGCTTAGCGGCCTGTATAATTTTCAAAAATAACAAACAATGATTACATTACAGGAAGATTTGCGAGAACTTAGTAATAACTTGCAACTTTTTAACGACTTAGTAATAAATACAGATAACCCTAAGCCAATTAAAGTCTGGTTTGATAATAACTCTAAATCTCTGGCTTTCGAATTACAAGGGATCTCGGTACGTATTCCAACCCTTAACTATTATTGTCTAGCTCTGGAAGAATTAGAGGAACCAACTTACCTACTTCCTGAAGACTATGACAACCTAATGTATAATCTTCAAAAAGTTATCCTATCCGGAGAGCTAATAAAAGAGCGTACATGCCTAAGTCCAGAAAATTGGGGGTTTAATATATTTTCGACTAACCTGAGAGAATTCTATAAAGGTCCAAATATTATAAGTAAAGTTAGATTCATTTCAGGTAAGTCTTGGCTATTTAAGTTTATTACAAAGAAAAAATACAATTTATGAAACTAAAATTCAAAAGATTAACAGAAAGTGCAGAGTTACCAGAGTATGCACGTAAAGGTGATGCAGGAATGGACGTGAAAACTACTATCTCAGAACCTGTAACCTTAGAACCACTTCAGCGTTTTATGTTCCCTACCGGTATAGCTGCAGATATTCAAGAAGGTTATGAAATTCAAGTAAGACCGAGAAGTGGATTGGCAGCTAAACATGGTATAACAGTTCTAAATACGCCAGGAACTATAGATAGCGGTTATAAGGATGAAATTAAAGTAGTCCTTGTAAATCTTAGTAACGAACCTTTCACTATACAACCAGGAGAAAGAGTGGCACAGTTTGTAGTTAATCAGTTGCCAGAGGTTGAATGTGAGGAGGTTTCAGAACTAGATACAACTAATGATAGAGGAGGCGGATTCGGACATACTGGTAAATTCTGAAAATGGAAATAATAGGTTGGTCAGGTTCGGAAGAGGTAGCGAAGGATGTTTCAAATTCAATTCACAGTTCACTACTTAAAGGAGAGCTGATATTTGGTTATAAAAACTGTCAAGGAGATTCTGATATTATAGAACTTGTGATAGTAGCTAATAAAGATCTAACCTACGGAATTGGATTGATAACTAACGGATATACTGCTCTCCTACCAGCTGCTCCTAAGAGTTATTTTGAAATACTCCTAGGTGATATGAAAACACAGAAATTAAATAAAAAAGCATTAGAAACTTTAAAAAATATTATAGAAAATGAGATACTTAGCAATTGACTTGGGTTACTCGAATGTGAAGGTGGCTTATTATAATGAAAGTGGAGCCCTACAGTTTGATAAATACATTTCGGCTGTCGCTAGAGTAGATAAACCTATGGAAGCAGATGACGATGTGATGTTCCAGCTTGGCATTGATTATTACATTATCGGACCTGCAGCACTTAAGACTTCTAGATCTAATCTTATGAAGCTAGAAAGTTTTGAAGACTTGAAAGCTGTTTACCCGATCTGGATCTCCTACCTTTTGAAGAAATATGGTGGAGCTGATAAATTCGATAAAGTTGTAATAGGTCTAAGTATGGCATTCTCGGATAAAGCTGACGAACTCCTAGACCATCTTTGTAATGTGCTTATGATCCGTGATGAGAATTACTTTATGTGTCTACCTCAGGGTCTAAGTTGTAAACTAGCGTATTATGAGAAAGGACTAGATATTAAAGATCCAAAGAATGAGCCAAAACTGAAGAACTTTATTATCGTAGATGGTGGATTCTTGACTGTCGATTGTTGTGAGATTATTAATTCAAAGTCAAGCTCAGGATCTGCAGTAGGAATGGCTAATACTGGAGTTATCAGAATTGCTTATGATGTCGTCGATTACCTATTTAAAGAGTATCAGTATCAAATATCTATCAAAGAAGCTCAGAATATTATAGATAACAACGGAATATTCTTGAGAAGAGGTGTTAAATATGATATTTCTAATAAGGTTGAGGAATTTACAAAGGAATATCTAGGTAGCGTTTTGACATTGCTAGAGGATACTTATAAAGAGCAGATTGATGTAAAGGAAGGAATTCTAGTGTTGGGTGGTCTTGCTTATCTATTCCAGAAATATATTGAAGCTGGTGATAAAGACGTAATTAATAAGATCACTAAGCATTTTCCGGTAGAGTTCATTCATTTCCCACTTTATGATAGCGAGTTTTTCAATGCTTACTCTTATTTAGTGGCAGCAGAGAAATTAACTAACAACGATAACTAACCAAGAAAACAAGTGTAATGAGTAAGAAGATTATTCATTATACTTTTTATTTATTCAGATATGAGTGCAGAACAAATTGTAATAAAGGGACAAGCTTGGATACAGGATGACAAAGTATACCAAGAAAACACAATTATGACTTCGACAGACAGTTGGAACAAAACAGAAGTCATTGTAGAAGATATTTGGGAAGACCTATTATCTGCAGCTGGAACTTATAAGAAGGCTGACGGAAGAGCTTACTATTACTGGGAATATAAACAAGCAGTAGTAGGTGGTTATTTGAATTTTAATGGTCAGCCTGAAGAAGTAACCGCTAGATTGGAGTGTCCGAAACCTAAACCTGGACTGTTCGATAAATATTTTAAGGACGGTTCTAAATTTAAGTCTCCTAAGGATTGGGGTAATGATGAAACTATTAATAATACTCTAACCTCAGACTGGGCAAGATACTGGGCTAAACAACTTAGAAATGCAGACCAAGCTTATTTCAAAACAGGTACTATCCAAAAGAAATCTGTAACCTTCGTAACTAAAGAAACTATAAGCTATGGTTCAGACGGTAATGCTGGTGAGGTAATTTCAGAAACAACTGTAGAGGAAGTTAATAATACAGAATTCGGAGATAACCCTAAAGAACCACAACCAGATAACTTGATAACGGACTTATTATATTTATTCGACAATTAACAGTTAGTAGGGAGAGAATAACAAACTTTCCCTATTAAATTTTCCGTTACTGGCGATAATCTTATAGATGAAAATGATAAGTAAATTTATTATGAAAGGTAAGATTTATATTTTTAGTAGAACCGGAAATGAGTACTTGATACTTGAAGAAGGTGAACTTAAGCATCCAAGTACAAGAGAGTGGATTTCTTGCATTACTTATAAATCTGTAAAGGATGGGAAAGTATATACAAGAGAGTTGAATGATTTTTTAAATAAATTTATCGAAAAGGTATGATGGAAGAAGAAATTACCGTAAAGAAAAAGAAAAAAGGACTTACGGAACCATTTGACAGTAAGAAGATTCATGCAGCTATTCGTAAAAGTGCTGAAAGAATTCTCCAAGTAATGTCTGACGAGGATTGCGAAAAAGTATCTAACCGCGTCCTAGAACTTATTACTGAACCTGAAATTGGTGTAAGAAAACTTCATAATATCGTAGAAGTAGCCCTTGATGATTCTGGTTTTCATAGAGTTGCCGAGAGCTACAGGCAGTATCGAAATTATAAAGAAGACGCACAAAAGATCATGGAAGCAGTTGATGCTAAAACTCTTGAACTATCCTATAAAGAAGATAGAAGTAATGCTAATGCTGATTCTTTACTAGTATCAACAAAGCGAAGTATTCTATTCGGTGAAATGCAGAAAGAGAAGTATAAAAGACTATTTCTAAACCCTGAAGAATTGGAGGCTGCTGAGAAAGGTTTTATCTACATACATGATATGAAAGATAGACTTAGTACTTTCAATTGTTGCCTTTTTAACCTAGGTCGAGTGCTTGAAGGTGGTTTTAGTTTAGCTAAAGATTATACTGAGCCTAAATCTCTAGCAGCAGCAATGTCAGTAACTATGGGTCTAATTTCCGCTGCAGCATCAAATCAATATGGAGGCTTTACTATCCCTCAGATTGACCAAGCGTTTGCTAAGTATGCTGAAAAATCTTACAAATTCTACATTGAACAGTATAAAAAATTAGTAGAGGATGTTGGAGGTATATATGATGAGGTTAAGGCTGATCAGTTTGCATTTGAACGAACTAAACGTGAGGCAGAGCAGCAATACCAATACATGGAACACAGTATGAATTCTGTTGCTAGCTCACGCGGAGATTTTGCGTCAAACTATATGGGCGCCTTAGTGAAGTAATTTGCTAATGAAAAGATTGTGAACCTAGAAATCTAGGGTGTATTATAATCAAATAATACTTTCGTAAATAAATTCTAATGAATTATGAAAAAACAGAAATTTAATAAGAAGTTTACGGAAGAAGATTATGTTGGATATTTCGGGGTAATCTATAAAATAACAAATACTATCAACAATAAACTGTACATAGGACAGACCGTTGATTTCAATAACAGAACCAGATTGCACGAGGAAACGGGGTTTAATAAAAATGCTGAATGTTACAATTACCCTCTATATCGAGCTATCAGGAAATATGGAATAACTAATTTCGAAATAGAGATCATAGAACATTGTTCATCATTAGATGAGCTTAATGAACGAGAGATCTATTATATCGCAACTTTGGATACTATTATAGACCACGGAAAAGGGTATAACCTGGAGTACGGAGGATATAATGGACTAAAATCTGAATATACAAAAGCAAAAATGAGAATTTCCCAGAGAGGAGAGAATAATCCGTCTTATGGTAGAAAGGGCAAGGATGCCCTTAGAGCCATAAAGATTATAGACTTAGATACATTAGATCTATATGGAAGTATGATAGACTGTGCAGAAAAGATCTACAATGACCGGTTAGCAATGAAACAGTTAAGTAAAGTAACTAACTTGGAAAACAATAGACTCTCCTACAAAGGAAAACATTTTGCTAGATGTATATATTAAAACAATAGTTGCGAAAGTATTAGGTATTGATTATAATGCTAACGGTAAGAGTTATATAATTTTAACCATCAATGAGTTAAAGAATACACTCTCTAAGAAAGCCTAAGGCCCAGAAATGGGTAGCTGGTAATACCGTGCTAAGCTTACTAGATAAGTAAGAAAGTGTAACGACTATCCCGAGAGGGAGTAGGTTTAAGGTGAAATTCCTTATTCCGAAGTGCAATCCTTCCAGATTAATGGAAGATGATATAGTCTAACCTTTAATGAAAATTAAAGACAAGTTGTCATAACGTTTACATTCGGTCATGGTACTGATCGTTGGTCTAAGATGCTAAGTGAAGTATTCCTTGATATACGTAGAGGTGGCCAGGGTAAAGAGAATGCTAAAGTGCCAGTACTTTTCCCTAAGCTTGTATTTTTGTACGATAGTGAACTTCATGGCGAGGGAGCTCCAATGGAAGACCTATTTGATCGTGCAGTAGAAACCGCAAAAAATTGTATGTATCCTGACTTTTTGTCACTCGATGCTGGATATGTCGGAGAGATATATCATAAATATAAAGTAGTCGTGAGCCCCATGGGTCGGATCTAAGAACACTAGAATCTAAGAAATCTAGGAATCTAAGTTAAGAACTTTAGAAACCCTAAGAAATCTGAGAATTCTGGGAATTTAAGAAACAGCTCATGTAAAACTTCGTGAACCTAGAAAACTAGGGTGTTCTGATAGGATTGATTAACCTATTAGTGCTAACGGTGAAGGCTGCTGAGAAAGCTCTAATTCTCAGATAGATAATACCGTGCTAAGATTGAATTAGTTCTCTCGTTAAATTACTAATATGAAAGGATATATTTATTTATATACTCATAGAAAGAGTGAAACGGAGATAAAATATTATGTTGGTCAAACTATTCATTTAGTTAGACGGCAGCATGAACATAGGAAAGCAAGAGGAAACTTTTACTTCGATAAAGCAGTTAAAAAATACGGATACGAAGCTTTTGAGTTTAGTATATTAGAAGAGATAGATCTTCCAACTAAAGCAGAAGTAAAAACAAAATTAGATGAACTAGAAATTTATTATATAACTAAGTATAATTCAATTAGTAATGGATATAATATTAAGCCTGGTGGAAAATCTAATAAATCTGAGTTCGATAGTGATGCATTAGAAAAGATGTCATCTGCTGCAAAATTACAGTGGAGTAATTTGGAATTTAAGGAAAAGAGATCAAAAGAAATGAAGGATCTATGGAAATCAGACGAATATAGAAATAAAGTATCTAAAGGTGTTAAAGCTGCGTGGAAAAGTAAGGAGTATAGGGATAATATTATTGAGAAACGAAAAGAGATGTGGAGAGATCCTGAGTTTAGGGAGAAAATGAAAAATATCAAAAAAATCTCCTAAGCGAGGAATTCAAGTAATGTACACGGATCTTAATACTGGTTTTTCAAAAATATATGAGTCCATATCTAAATTAATAAGAGATGAAAATTTGAAAAATAAAAATAAAATAACAGAACAGCTAAAACTAAATAAAATTTATAAAACTAATAATTATAAGTTAGAACTAATTCAATAAAGTGTAGAGACTATCGAACGGATAATAATATTGCACTATTAGATAAGTGATATTATGAATAACCAAGTAGAGTAGATTTAGGGTGAAACTCCTTATTTCGAAGCGCGAAGCAGAGACTAATCACCTCTGAAGAGATAGTCCGTTAACCTCTAGAAGGTTAAAGTGTAGAGCATTCCTTGGTCCTGAATTTAAAGGATCAGGAACTTATATACCGCAAAATGAAAATGACGAATTTGAGATCTATCGTTGTAATCTCGGCGTTGTTTCACTTAACTTGCCTATGATCTATATGAAGGCAAGAACAGAAAATAAACAATTCTTTGATGTACTTGATTATTATATGTCAATTGGTAGAAATATTGGTAAGAAAACTGCTAATTATCTCTATAAACTCAAGGCTTCGTGTGATCCACTAGTATTTGTGGAAGGTGGGTTTGACGGAGGTACACTTGGTCCGGATGACTGTATTGAACCTGTACTTAAGAAATCAACAATTAGCTTTGGTTACGGTGGATTACATGAACTAACTAAACTACATCTAGGTAAAAAATTGTCTGAAGATAGTAGTTTTGCAGTAGAAACCTTGAAGCATATTAATGAAAATATCGCACGCTATAAAAAAGAAGATGGATTATTATGGGCCCTCTATGGTACCCCCGGGGAAAGTTGGCTGCCATTGGCGTGTGAACAATTTATTAGAGAATATGGCAAGATTAAAGGAGTAACTAATAATGGATTCTTTACTAACTCTTTTCATATGAACGTAGAAGATGACATTACGCCGATAGAGAAAATAGAGAAAGAATCTGTATTTTTCCCATTATCAGTTGGAGGTTGTATCTGTCATGTAAAAATTCCAAGTATTGCACCTGAGATGAATGCTGGAATTAAATCTATGATTCGTTATGCAATGTCTCTTGGAATGTATCAAAGTGTAAATCATGCTCAAAATAGATGTACTGAGTGTGGAAATCATTGGGTAGGTGATGATAGTGCTCCTTATGAAGAAAACTATACTTGTCCTAAATGCGGCTCACTGAAAACTATTGGTATCAGAAGGATGAATTAATTTGTCCCCTTATAAAGAAATTTATAAGTGAAAAGCTCGTGAACCTAGAAATCTAGGGTGTCTTATAAAAATTATAAGGCTAACAGGGAAAGCTGAGATGCTAATCCTGTGCTAAGCTCTGGAAACAGAGAAAGTTCAACGACTATCTCGAAAGAGAGTAGATTATTGGTGAAATTCCAATTTTCGAAGTGCGAGCTACCTTGAAATATTAGGTAATGATATAGTCTGGTCTTTAAGGAAAATTAGAACTTAAAGAAATTTCGGAACGGATACCTAGGTTTTAGTAAGACTGTACAAGGCAAGACAAAGTTTAATGATGGCAAGGAGAAAGAGTTTAAAGTTCGTAAAAATATTTAAAATAAAATAACATGGAAACAACAATTGCATTTTTTATCTACCCTAAGGATACAGCCGAGAGGGAAGAGTGTTTTAAGAGAGGTGACTTTCTAGGTTTTGGACTAACTAAGGAGGATTGTATCAAGAACTTTCACAAGGGTATGTCCGAACTTGAAGAGATGAATAAAGAGTCAGAATTCAAAGCTAAAGTTTATACAGAGGATGAAATTGAGATTTGGGAGGTTCCTATTGATATGAATACCCCAAATTCACTGGACTCTAATTCCCTTCTTCGTAATCAACTCCTAGAAAAACTAAAGGAAACAGAGACGGAAGAAACTATTGGAGAGTATAAAGAAGAATTAAGTAAGTATGGAATCGAAACTTGTCTATAACATCTATCAGAAAGATAAACATACTCGCTGTAGTAATATTAATTTTGAATCAGAAGAAGCAGCGTGGAATTACCTGAGTTATATTATTAGGCTGAAGAAAATACTAACCGATAGGAAAAGCGATGATAACTGAAAGGTATTATATCAAGGAGGCTGTTGTAGAGGATAAAGAGGAAAAGGAAGAGAAGAAGGTTAGGAAGGTAAAGTTTAAAGAAAAGAAACCGGACTCTCTAACTAATTCTAATCCTATTGAAAAAGAGACTGTTACTTCCTCTGATGGTGAATGGCAACTAATGACTTCAGAGCTTTCTAGTTATCTATTTGCGAAAAGAAGTAAAAATTAAATTAAAAAGAGACTTGGAAGAAATTCTGAGTCTTTTCTTTTTTGCTCCCTTTGAAATCTTATATGTGAAAACTTAAAAGAAATATATATGAAAAAATTTTGTGAACTAGTGAAAGGAGATTCAATTGGTTTGTATGTTCCTAAATATCTAGATGACTGTGAGGAGACTTATCTAGATACACCTGACTGGACACTTCCTTTTTCAGAGTGGGAGGCAGTTGAGGGAGGCTATAAGATACACTTTGAAGAAGACTATGACGTACAATTCAAGGATGCAACGGAAGTGCTATTTAGTAGGGAACTGTTTGAAAATGGTTCTGAGATAGTGTATAGAGTAAATGTCCTTGGAACTATAATAACTTTTAAACTTACTGTAATAGATGGAAAATAAGTATAAAGTAGTTGATAAGCATACGCGAAAGGTTGTATACTCTAGCAATGAAAGGGGACACGCGGAGATCTATAGAAATACTTGCTCTCGACCTTTTGACTTTGTTATCCTAAGTGATGAAGATAAAGTTGAAGTTCGTCTAGGTGATCTAATTAACTGGGAAGCGAGACTCTTTGAAGCAGAATATGAGTATGGTAATGACCTAGGTGATGTTGAAGATGGTATTAAGAAATATATAAACGCTGCTATCCGTGTTTAAATTCAGCCCTTCTAAATTTGAAAATAACTGTAGTACGCCAGTAGAAACTAAGGATGGAAGGTCAGTTCTTATTGTTGCTCAGTCTTTTGAAGATGAACAAGGTAAGATTGATCTAGTTATAGGAAGACTTGAGAATAGCTTAGAACTAGTAGAGTGGAAGCTGGTCGATAATTGTTATGTTCATTTTGATCAAGATAAGACGCATAATGAATCACTTGACCTTTATTTTTCAAAACACGAATGAGTAAAGATAGAACAATAATTGGATTCATTCTTCCATCACCATTTTATAACAGGAGAGGTGAATTTATTGCAGGAGAGTATAACGGATATATCGCTATACCAAAAGAACTTATCAAAGAAGAATGGATGAAAGATGAACACGAACATTTCCCGGGAGGACAGATGATAACTCTTTGTAAAGAAGGTGAGTGGGTGAAAGATATTCCTCTATATAATAATGTGAGAGGGGATGTAAGAGATGTTGATAATTCCTATCAGATATTCGGATGGGATTATGCTCATTGTTGGCATACAAAAGAAAATACAACCTTTGATATAGTTAAGGAGGATGTAGAAAGAACAATAATTCTAGTCACGGAAAATATAGAAGGGATAAAATGAAACATTGGTTAACATTCTTACTAAAATGGGGCATAGTAAGCTTCATAGATTCGACAATTATAGTGTTAATTTTCTGTGCTATAAAGTCGGAAGGTTGGGATTTACAGACAATTGTTAATATAGCCAAATACATTGTACCACCAACAACAATCAGTGCATTAGTTACATTTTTAATTTTGGAAAGAAAATATGTACATACTTGTAAAAGTAAATAATAAAAACTGTAACTTTCGATATAAAATTGACAAGGTTAGATAAAATATGGATGCAAGGGTAAAGTTTAATATTAATGATTGGGTTGATAATGTAAAGACACCTGTAGAGACAAGAGATAAGAGGCAGGTTACATTATATACAGTCAATCGTCAAAGTGAGTATCCAATCTTAGGTGATATAATAGAAGCTAATGGGGATGTAGTGAGTGGCTATTGGTTGAACGAGGGAGACTATGGTGAGAAATTAGAAAAAGAATCTAGTCACCCTTCCGATTTATTCTTTAAAAATGGAAGACGTTGGACTAATGGAGAATTATCAAGTTGGCTGAGAGGTGGAAAAGATAGAGAAGTTTTAAATACTAGTACAAAAATCGTCTCTACTCAATTTGATTATCATATCGATTCTGAGTTTGATAGTTGCCCAGAAGATTTAATGGTTCGTACAAATAAAGGAGATTGGACAGAACCCGTAGATATAAAGAGAATTACTATGGGGAATATTAATAGAACTGTTTTATATACTCTAGGTCGAGATGAGAACGGGGATATTACTATTACCTTTCAATCTATTATATCTAAAAATAAAGACGAGTACTATATCATTCTTCTTTTAGAAAAACTAAGTTTGTGCGAGTTTATACGAGAGTTTGAAGCTGATCCAGATTATGTAGGAAAGATGATTAACAATAGTTTCATTATTAATCAACATCGACCGACTTGTTTAGAGAGTTTAGAGAGGAAGGTTTCAGAGAGCACTATTGAAAAACTTAGTGAAGAGGAGGGTGTAAAGTATGTTGATTTTGCAGATCTGTCGGATAAAGATTTGGTAGATTCACTGCTGGAAGGAGTAGGTAGGTATGATCAGACAGGACTTTTAATGTCACTAATTAACTCTAAAATAATTTATAACTTTAAAAGATAGTATAATGAAAGAAACAATCAGAAGAAGTGTATTTGAGACTAACAGTAGCTCAGTACACACGTTGACAATGTGTTCAGGTAAAGAACTAGAACAGTGGAAGAATGGAGAGATCCTATTCAACCCTGACCGTGAAGAATTCTTACCAGCAAACGAGGTTGATCCTAAGTTGGTATACGATGACGATAAGGATATTGAGTTTGGTGAGGGTGACTATGAGGATATTGCGTCTTATGATATGTACTATGACTACAATGGCTACTTTCGTTACGCTAATGATTACTTAGAGTACGAGAGTTTTGAAGAGAGTAAGACTATTGAAGGAGTTAAGGTTTACTGTTTTGGCTATTTCGGACATGACTAAAGTAAGCATAAGGGCTGGAGTATTTGAAACAAACTCTAGCTCTGTTCACGCACTTTCTATTACAAATCATACAGCACTTGAGGTCTTATCTGAAAATGAGGCACTACTTGATCATATTTCGAAAGAAGGGATTGTAATA